TCCATGTATCTCTCCAAAGTGACCCAAACCAGCCTGAACCAGCGGTGATCAGCCACGACCAGCCAAGACTCGAGACGATCGTTCCAGACTGTGACGGCTCATGGGCTGGACTTGTGGGGGACATGGCTTCAGAGCTTCTTCATGTGGAGCTCATGCCTTGGCAGGTGCATTATCTTGAGCGCGCATTGGGATTCACTACTGCTCCTGATGGACAGGATGATCTTGTGCACAGGTCTTCTCTTTGTTCGGTAGCGCGTCAAAATGGCAAGACACTTTTGATCCAGTGTTTAATTCTCTTCTGGATGATTGAGATGCCAAAGATCCGGGGCACGAAGCAGACCGTCCTTTCTACAGCTCACACTCTTTCACTTGCCTGTCTGCTCTTTGATGAGATTGCACCAATCCTTGAAGACCGTTACGGCGCAAAGATTATGAAGTCTTTTGGTCGTAACTCTGCAACAATGCCAGACGGAACGAAGTGGTATGTGCGCGCGGCTAACCCTTCAATCGGTCACGGTATGTCGGTAGACCTGATTTGTGCGGATGAGATCTTTGACATCTCCGAGATTACGATGGCTGGCCTTATCCCAACCCAGCGCGTCCGCAGGTCTCCTCACTTGGCGATGTTTAGCACAGCTGGCACCGAGAGCAGCGCATTGTTTATCAGACATAGAGAGAACGCGCTCCGACTAATTGACACAAACAACCCTTCTAATTTTTACTTCTGTGAATTCAGCCCACCGCCCACAGTGGATCCAATGTTGGAATCGTCTTGGTCGTGGGGGAACCCAGCACTTGGACACACTCTGACGATGGACACTTTGCGCGCCGAATCACAGGATCCTGACCGCTCAAACTTCTTGCGCTCGTCGCTCAATATGTGGATTGCCAGCACCCAGTCATGGATCCAAACCCATTTATGGCCTGACCTCGAGTACGACGGCCCGATCCCTACTGGCGGCGTCATCTCGGTAGAAGCGTCTATGGATGAGTCCAGATACTTTGCGACAAAGTCTGTCTCGCTTGGTGACGGTCGTACCTGTGTCTCGGTTGCTTTCACTGCCGAAACTGCCAAAGAACTTTGGGCTCATGTTGCAGCTCACGCGGCGGATCCTTCAATCAAGTTCATCTTCTCACCGACGATTGACGCGCACTGCCCACCGATCTTTGAGCGTCGGCGCGTCGTAATGGGCTACAAAGAAATACTGCAATACACCCCCATCGTAAGAAATATGATTAGCGAAGGTCGGCTTGTGCACACTGGCGAAGCGATGCTTGCCGAGCATGTTTGTCGAGCGGTCATGGTCAGGACACAGGGCTCGATTGCAGTGTCATCCCAAAAGTCGGCTGGCCCGATTGAGTTGTGTAGGACGATGATCTGGGGAGCGGCGGCAGCTGCAAGACCGGGCAACTCCCAGAAGCCGATGCTGGTCACTGTCAATCAGTAGCATCTTCTTGGCACTCGTCTACTTGCTTGCCTGTCGTCGGGATACCGCTAGTGACTGGGCGAGTGCCACCATGATCCGTTCTAAATGTGTCACTATGTGATATGGGATTATTTGACCGCAAAGTAAACAAGGCTGCTATCAGCCCACCGCCTGCCAAAGCCGCAGCTGCTGGCGGCGGAATAAATTACTCGTCGCAAAATGCTGGCGTAAACATGATCGGTCAGTATTACACCTACCAAGAGGGCCAACTTCGTGCGGCGGCCGTGTCGATCCCTGCGATCTCAAGAAGTAGAGATTTGCTTGCATCAGTTATTGGCTGCATGCCATTACAGATGTATAACGAAATGTGGAACGGCGAAGAAATGGAACGCGTTTATATCGCCCCTAGAACTTGGTTACGCAGGCCAGACCCAACCGTTCCATTTAATTTTCTTATGTCGTGGACTTTTGACGACTTGTACTTTTATGGGCGCGCGTTTTGGTACATCACATCGCGCACCGCAGACGGCTTCCCAGCAACCTTTACTCGACTACCAGCAGGATCAGTCACAACACAAGACATGGCTGGCCCCGTATGGTTTGCACCGTCCAAAGAAGTTTATTTTCAGGGCGGAGAAATAGACCCAAAGAACTTGGTGCAATTCTTGTCTCCAACCCAAGGCATGGTCTATTCATCACAGGCCGCAATACAAACAGCACTAAAAATACAAGACGCTCGAGCACGCAATGCATCATCGTCCATCCCTGCTGGAGTATTAAAGCAAACTGGTGGAGAACCACTAAGCGCACAAGAACTAGCCGATCTTGCAGCTGCATTTAACGCCGCACGCGCAACCAATCAAACCGCTGCGCTCAACGAGTTTTTATCGTACGAACCCACAACAATGTCACCAGATAAAATGTTGCTTATTGAGTCAGCCAACTACAGCGCACTGGAAACTGGTGGACGCATCGGCAATGTGCCGCCATACCTGATCGGCGTTTCGACCGGCTCATATTCGTATCAGTCATCACAACAGGCGCGCATGGACTTGTTGTTCTTTGGTGTAAAACTTTACGCCGACGCAATAGCAGAAACATTGTCAATGAACAATGTGCTACCTAACGGCACATATGTCGCATTTGATTACGAGTCCTATCTCGAAGAGAACTATCTCGCAGACCAAATGGAAAACCCAATAACAGAAAACACGCAAGAGGAGATCGCAAACTCATGATCAGATTTACCGCCCCATCCGTCAGCATTGACGCAGCCGCAGGCGACGGCACACCATCACGAACCATCACAGGCATAGCAGTCCCATACGGCGTGCCAGCCACAGTCAGCGACGGCACACAAGTCGTCTTTGAGCAAGGCAGCTTGCCAGTTGAGGGCAAAGCCCCACGGCTTTACATGAACCACGACAGCAATCAGGCCATTGGCATTGTCACCGAACGCGTTGACACCCCAGAGGGCATGCTGTTCAGTGCCAAGATCAGCAAAACAGCCGCAGGCGACGAAGCTCTACAGCTCGCCCTTGACGGCGTATTGGACTCGGTATCGGTCGGCGTAAACCCAACCAAAAGCCGCGCCAACGATGATGGCTCAGTAACCGTGTTGGCTGCCGACTGGATCGAGTTGTCCATGGTGCCAGTGCCAGCGTTTGCTGGAGCGATCATCACCGACATCGCTGCAAGTATCCACCACGAACCCGAAGAGACCGACAATAATGAAATACAAGAACCCACAGAGGAGACAGAACCAATGTCCGAAGCAACACCAGTCATCGAGGCCACCATCCCAACGGCTTCACTTCCAGCAGTAGCCAAGCGCAAGTTTGATCTCCCAACCCCGGGCGAATACTTCGCTGCAATGCACATCGGCGGAGAAACATTCCGTAATGTCGCAGCCGCAACACAGGAATACATCAAGTCAAAGCAGACCGCTCTCGAAGCAGCTGCAGGCGATGTACTCACAACCGACACACCCGGTTTGCTCCCCGTGCCAGTACTTGGGCCAGTGTTTCAAGACCTCAACTTTATTCGTCCCGTCGTTAACGCAATCGGCGCACGCGCAATGCCAAACGGTGGAGCATCAAAAACTTTCATTCGTCCAACCATTACGACTCACACTTCGGTCGCCGCACAAGCAAACGAACTTGCCGCAGCATCCGCTACAACAATGGTCATTGCTTCCAACTCGGTAAGCAAAACCACGCTTGCTGGTCAAGTAACATTGTCCATTCAAGATGTTGACTTCACTGATCCAGCATCGTTGCAGATTATTCTCAACGACCTTGTCGGCGAATACATGCTTGCATCGGACAATGTTGCAGCAGACGCAATCACCGCAGGCGCAGCAGCATCCGGCGCAACATGGACAGTCTCATCGACTGACCCAAGTTCATTGTTTAACGCGCTCTACACTGCCGCCTACAACATCCTCACCGAAACAAACTTCTTGCCAGACCACTTGTTTGTTGATCCCAATGTGTGGTTGTACTTGGGCAAGCAGCTTGATGGTGACAAGCGTCCAGTGTTCCCATATGTTGGCGCATCTGGCCTCATGGGCATGAACGCAGCAGGCACATCAAACATTACCCAAATGAACACATTTAACCCATTTGGTCTAAGCCTTGTTGCAGACAAAAACTTTGCAGCCTCGACGATGGTTGTTGCTCGCGCTCAAGCAATTGAGTTCTACGAGCAGATCCGTGGCTTGATGTCCGTAGAGTTGCCATCTACATTGGGTCGCAACTTCTCGTACGCAGGCTATGTCTCAACCTTCATCGCAGACAGCACCCAAGTCCAAAAAATTACGATCGCCTAGTCGAGAGCGGAGCATCCGCTCATGGCTACATACAGCGTCACATTCAAGTATCTGTTAGATGACTACGCCGTACTGCAATCTCTTACCCCCACGGAGATCGCAGTCGGCCAGTCAATAACAGTCGGCTCAGTTGACGCAACTTTTAACGGCACATACATTGTCCGCGCTTTACCGCAGTATTTGTTTTTAGGCACAGACACTGAAGGCGATCTGCTTTATGACTTTGACATACCTATTGCCAATCAGGTGCTGTATGCCAAGACCGCCAGCAATGTTGAGCGCATTGCTGCCACTGGCACGATTACCTATACGCAGACTTGCACTTGGGTCACTGCCGCGCAGCTTGTTACTTACCTTGGCGTACAGATCACAAACCCATCGGACGATTACACGCTCATCACTCAGGCCGTATCCGCTGGCAATGACTTTGCATATCGTCGCCGTCAAGAGGCTAACTACATCGACAGTCTCACAACTAGTCCGGGTGGGGATGCCACGCTCGGAACACTGATGTACTGTGCAGCTCTATGGCGCTCCCGTGGCTCGCTTGAGAACACCTTTGCATCCTTTGACGGAATGGGCGCAGCGCCTCAGCAGAGCCTCACACCGATCGTTAAACAGTTGCTTGGCATCGACAGGCCTGCCTGCGCCTAATGGCTTACACAGACGCTCTCAACGGGGCTATCGACAGCCTCACGACCACACTCACAGCGGTCACTGGCCTTCGAGTAGTCAACGACCCCACGAAGCTCGTCCCTAACTGCGTTTACATTGACGCGCCGTCTTTTACCACGATCGCAGGCAACGGCAACATCATCCGCATGGACTTCCCAATTAAGGTCATCGGCTCAGGCCCAGCAGGCCTACCAGTTTTGCGCAGCATCCTTGACATTGTTAGCAAAGTCCTACTCAGCCCAATCATTGTCATGGCAGGCCGCCCCAGCAACCTAGAAATTGGTGGGCAGCTCTTTCCGTGTTACGACTTGGACTGTGGCATACAAGCCGAAAGCGCATAAGGAGAAAACATGTACACCATCATTAGCCCTCGCCTTGGAACCCCGGGCGAACAGTTCATTCCCACCGACGGCACAAACATCGCTGCATTGCTTGAGGGCGGTCTAATATCCACCGACACCCCAAAGAAATCATCTAAAGTCAAATCAGAACCCAAGGAGCAATAACATGGCCGTCAGCAGCACATATCTCTCTAACCCAGCAATCAAAATTAACGGAATTGACCTGACCAATCAGGCGACAAATGCCGTCGTGAATTATGTTGCGGAGCAACTTGAAAACACGACCTTCTCAAATACATCCAGAACTTTCACTTCGGGCCTCTTCTCAAACACCATCACCGTAACCCTCTATCAGAGCTATGCAGTCGGTGAGACCGAGGCCAGCATTTACAGTTTAGTTGGCAGCACCTGCGATGTAATCGTTGCAACCACCACAGCAGCATTGACAACACCTACTGCCACCGCGCCAAAATATGAATTAGTTGGGGCTTATCTTTCAAGCCACACACCAATCAATTCGTCTTTGGGTGAGCTTTCAACAATTGATCTGACCTTCTCTGGCGGAGTCCTGACAAAGTCAGTCGCATGATCTGGCGGCTTCAGCCGCTGAGAAACAAAAACCGCAAGACTGCAACGGCAGAGCCTTGCCCGACAAAGGAGAAAACATGCAAGTAAAACTTTCTATTGACCTTGGCAACGGTAAGCCAGCACGCGAAATGACCACCAACATGCTTGCCATTGTTGACTGGGAGAAAACAGAGAACCGCCGGTCAGCTGACGGCAAAGGCATCGGCTTTAGCGACATGTGTTGCTGGGCTTTTACTCTTTGCAAACTTGCTGGAGACAAAGTGCCAGCCAACTGGCGCGAATGGGTTACCGAACACCCGAACATGACCATCACACCTATTAACGAGGTAGCAGACGAGACCCCTTTCATCGAGGGACTTGGCGGCGAAGCCTCTGCGAAGTCCTAGCTTTAACAGGCTTCTGGCCAAAG